GCGACCGGGTACGGAAGATGTAACCTCGCGAATTGCGAGGCCACAGATACCATACTAGAGTAGCGGAAACGTTATCGGAAGCATTCGACAAATCAATTGTCGAATAATTGAGATTTGCGCATAATTCCTGATTATACTGCTGATTTCTCAGCTGCATAAAAATTGAAAAACGCGCTTTCTCAATAAACCGATACGTAGCCTTCATCTGACCTTGCTGAAGAAACTGCTGAGATGCAGGTTCTACGCTGATCAGACGACCACCCCTGAAATCCTTGGGAACTACGACAACTTTCGTTGTCGGCGCCCCGAGGAACCCAGGAGAAGGAATGGCTTCCATTTGGCTAGATCCGAATTCAACAAACGGATAAGCTCTCTCAGCTGGTGGAAACCAGCTGGGGAACTTATAACGAGCACCACGATCTAATGATTCAGCGACAGCCCCTGGTCCATGACCAGGAGTAATATCGTTGAGATCAAGGGAACCCAATGCTCGCTCCAACCACTTCTTAGCCTGAACCAAAACCGGATGATCCACTTGAATCTTGCGACGACGCAGTGTCAATTGACGCTGACGAAACGCAGACCAAGTGTCTCCTTCACTAGTTAGTGAGGGAAAGTCCATTCTGGAAGGGAAGAGGAGGAGTTGCCGAAGTTGTTTTATCAGATGTAGAGGAGCGGGACTGCAGACGTCACCAACGCCTTTCTGAAAGATCCTGTCATGGATCCGCCAAAAGAGACGAGGATAGCTGCCCACAAACTTTCCGGAGATTAATCCGGAGGTAAGGGACCGTCCATACATCGATAGAGATCTAGCGATGGAAAGATCATCAGATTCCTCAAGCCACCGTGTTAAGGCGGGAATGAGGAATGACAATCTAACATCGTACGTAATGCAGATTAGGAGATCCTTGAATCGAGTAGTCATAAAATCTCTCCTTTAGATGGGAAAGACATGGCTACACGCGTCAGAGAACTACCTACAGGACTAGCGAGGACGGCATAATGCCATCAACACTAGACAAGCACAGAGGATAGAGCCAATGCAAACTATTCCCGTAAGGGAATGCTGGAAACTGCCC